ATTGATAAAAAAATTAAGACAAATAGATTAATATCTTATTTGTCTTTTTTATTTTTATTGTTTAGACTTATTATTAATTTTTTTACTAATTCTTTATCTTTTTCATCTAATTTGTTTATTTCATTGGCCCACTCGATATGAGCATGTTCTGTATGTTTCATAAATGATATTTCTTCTCTATCCAGCAAGTAATCTAAAGTTACATTAAAGTAATTAGCTATATTTATTAATATATCTCCGGGTATAGATCTCTTATTTTGAAGATATTTACATAATGTTTGATAATTAATATTAAGAGCTTTTGATAATTCTAATCTGGACATGTTTTTATCATCCATTAATTTTAAAATTTTATCTCCTGTACTCATAAATCCTCCTCACCGACATAAATCGATATCCCTATATATACACGATTATACCACAAAGTGTATAATTTAAAATATTTTTATACAATCTGTATAAAAAAGCTTGACATTATACAATTTGGATAATATACTCTAAGTATAAATAAATAACTTGTCCAAAGAAAGAAGGTGAAAAACAATGACTGATAAACTAATAGCTTTCAGACATAGTAAAAATAAAAGCATAGTAGAATTTGCTAAAGAACTAGGGTTAGGCTATGACACATACTATAAAATAGAATCATGTCAAAGAAAACCCAGTTATAATTTCTTAACAAAATTTAAAAAAGCATATCCAGAAGCAGATATAGATGACATTTTTTTTAATGATAGTTTAGACAAATTGTCTAATTATTAATATGCATATATTAGACACATAGGACAATTTTATCTATTCATAAAATTTTAAGGGGTGAATTTATGAACAATAGATATTACGAAAATGATATAGCAAAAGTAAAGATATCATTTTCAAATCGTAGTAAAGAAGAACAGGATAGAGTATTTAAAAACATCGCAGAAGCTTGTTACAACTTAGTTTTATATGAATATAAGAAGGGGGTAACAAAAGATGAAAATAAAAATATCTCTGGAGGAACTAAAAGTACTATCTAAGTTATTACCAAACCTTACAGTTAAAGAGTTTATCGAAATAAACAAAAGATAAATTTTCAAGAAAAATTTAAGGAGGTGAACAAATCATGAAAGAAAGCGGACAAGCAGTACAAGCATACTACTACTTAGTTAAGTATTTTGGATATGAAAATACTGTAGCAGCATTTCTAGAATGGAGAAACAAATACAAAGATTTATTCTAAGGGGGAGTAATTTATGAGTGATTTATATTTAAGTTATAAAACATTTAGTAATAATGAATTTGGAGAAATAAGAGTATTAGAAATAAAAGAAAAAACATATGCAGTAGCAAATGACGTAGCAAAAGCATTAGGATATAAAAACCCAACTGATGCAGTAAACACAAAGTGCATGAACATCGTAAAATACGAGGTTGAAAATTCAAGAGGACAAATGAGAATGACAAATATAATACCAGAAGGTGACATATACAGATTAATAATAGGCAGTAAATTACCAAATGCAGAAAAGTTTGAAAGATGGATATTTGATGAGGTTTTACCTTCTATAAGAAAACATGGAGCTTATATGACAGAGAATACAATAGAAAAAGCATTAACTAGTCCAGATTTTCTTATACAGTTAGCAACTAAGTTAAAAGAGGAACAAGAAAAATCTAAACAACTAGAGGACAAGCTAGAGAAAAATAGTAAGATGCTGAACCAAATATCTGCTAGTAAAAATTCCTTATTGGTTAGGGAAGTAGCAAAGATACTAAGTAATCACCATGGCATAGTTATAGGAGAAAAGAAATTGTACCAAAAGCTTAGAGATTGGGGCTGGATATTTAAGAATAGTACAGAAGCTAAGCAAGAAGCGATAATACATGGATACTTAGAAGTAAGAGAAGGGACTAGAGAAAGTTCTAAAGGAGTATTTACATTCCATACAACTCGCGTAACCGGAAAAGGACAAAGAAAGATATTAGAAAAATTATTGGAAGAATTAGAAAATAAGTAATGCAAGTTTTAACTGAGGTCCAAATGGATGCGAGTGAATATTAAAGGGGGATTTAAAATGAATGATTTATTACAAGAAATTTGGAATGATATACAAGGCTATGAAGGATTATATCAAGTAAGCAATTTTGGTAGAGTTAAAAGTTTGCCTAAAAAACATGATATTTCTATGGGAAAAGGATACTACATTACAAAAGAACGTATTTTACAACCAGGCGAAGATAAAGACGGATATTTACAAGTTGGATTACGTAAGAACAAAAAAACAAAAATGAGAAAAATTCATAGATTGGTGGCAGAAACATTTATACCGAATCTAAACAATTTGCCACAGGTAAATCATAAAGATGAAAATAAACAAAACAATGATGTTATTAACTTAGAGTGGTGTAACAATTCTTATAATCAAAATTATGGAACTTGTGGACAAAAAAAATCTGAAAGTATGAAAGGGTTTAGACATACAGAAGAAACTAAAAGAAAAATGAGCGAAGCACGAAGAGGTGAAAAAAATTATTTTTATGGCAAGCACCATACAGAAGAAAGCAAAAATAAATTAAGTAAAGCAAACAAAGGACGTAAAACATCAGAAGAAACTAAAAAGAAATTAAGTGAAGTAACTAAAGGCAGTAAAAATCCAAGAGCTAAAAAAGTAAGATGCATTGAAACAGGGCAAGTATTTGATTATATAAGAGAAGCAAATGAATTTTTAGGTAAAAATAGATTAAGTTCTGATATAAGCAAATGTTGTAAAGGTAAATTAAAAACATGTGGGGGTTATCATTGGGAATATGTAGAGGAGGATATATAATATGAAAAAATATTTAGATTACATTAAACACTTAGAAAGTAAATGCGAATATTTTCAGCAACTAGCCCTAGCAGAAAGAGAAAAGAATATCAAATTAGAAAAAATTATTAAGAAAATTGAAAAAAAGATATACAACTTAGATGATAAGGAGGATAAATAAATGAAAAATATATGCAATACTTGTAAATATGAAATATATGAATTTTGCAAAAAAGTAGGGTTGGAAAGTATAGATAAAAATGGAAAATGTTTTATTTATAAAGAAGATGTCTATAAAGAACATGGACTAAGAAAAGTTGAAGTAATAGAAATAAATCGTTATAGAGAGCTTGATAGCGATACGCCTAATAATAAAAGTTTCATAGCTTATTTTCATAAGTGGTTTGAATCTGAAAATGAATTATATGCAATTGTAGAAGACACGAAAGGGAATGTTGAAAAATTAAATGCATTTGATTTTAACTTTAAATTTATAAATATCTAATAATTAAAGGAGGATAAATAAATGAATTGGATATTAGATGAAGTCAGAGAAAGTATTAAAAATAAAATTACAGTATGTGAGAGTTTCATGGAGTTATGTGATGAACAAATTAAAAATTATAAAAATAGATATGAAACTAATAGAGTAGGAGAAGCAGCAAACCATGAATACTGGAGAGCATGCAAAATAAGAACAGCATACGAAATCAAGGATTTAAAAGAAATATTGCAAGAAATAGATGTAATGATGCAAGAAGAAGTAAGAGACCTTGAGGAAGCAGAGAAAGATGAAAGAGAAAATAGAGCAGATGCTTACATGGGAATATAAAAATAGAACCTACGGCAATAGGTCCTATCTTTAGAAAAAGTTAAGTAATTAGAAATTTACTTTTTCTATATTATATCACGAAAGGATATGATTTAGAACATGAAAATTAGAGATTTATTTCAAGGATGTAATCAGGCTTTTAGAAATAGTGAGCCTACATTTCAAACTAGGCTATTATATGCAGAATTAAGTAGTCCTTATGATGTATATGCAGATAGCAAATGGGGTTATATAGATGCCTCAAAGGAACTGCTAGAGAGTTATAAACCAATCGATGAACTAGAGGCTTACATTGACAAATATGAAGCTACAGACGGTAATAACACTGAATATGACAAAGCCTATATATTGGCATATAGGGACTTTATAAAACAAGAGAAGACTAAGGAGTGTGAAACTAATGAATAACAATAATGCATTGCAGTTAGCAACTTATACATTAGAAGGTGGACAAGTATTAAATGCTGAAACTGTAAAAAATTATTTAGTAAGCGGTAACGGAAACATAACAGACCAAGAAACAATGATGTTTATAGAATTATGCAAGGCTCAAAAGTTAAATCCATTTATAAGAGAAGCATATCTTATTAAATTCGGTAATAGTCCAGCAAATATAGTAGTCGGTAAAGATGTATTTGTTAAAAGAGCATATAGAAATCCAAGATTTGAAGGCATGAAAGCTGGAATAGTAACGATTGATAAAGACGGAAACATGATAGAAAGAGAAGGAGCATTAAAAGGTATAAATGAAAAATTAATCGGTGGATGGGCTGAAGTATATGTAAAGGATATGAAGTTCCCTATTAAGTCAACAGTAAGTATGGAAGAATACAGTAAGGGACAGTCAACATGGAAGCAAATGCCTTGTGTAATGATTAGAAAATGTGCAATGGTAACGGCATTAAGAGAGGCATTTCCGGAAGATTTACAAGGATTATATGATGCATCTGAAATGGGAATAGATACGAAATTACCGGAAAAAGAAATAATTCCAGGCATGGCATCAACTAAGCAAAAGAATAAGATAATGGCAATGGCATCACAAAAGGGATTATATGATTTCAATAATCCTAAAGACATAAAAGAGTTAGAGTGTTTCTGTACTAGCAATGGATATGATTTAAAACATCTTAAATTTGAAGAAGCAGATGAAGTATTACAACTTTTAATTGAATATGATCCAAAGGTTGATGATGTAACTGTAGATGATGAAATACAAGATGTAGAGTTTAATGAAGTCACTGAAACTGATGAAAGTAACATAGAAGGACAAGTTAGTTTATTGTAATTAGAAAACAAACAAAGGAAGTGGTAAAAATGGATTTGTATGAATTTACAGATAAAAGTACTTTAAGAAAAGCAGAAAATAGAATAAAAACCTTTGAAAATCTTATAGATATATTTGATAAGCAGCTTGAATGTGACAAACATGCAAAATCTTTAGTATTCCAATATATTCAAGAAAATTTATATTATTATATTCAATCTTATATAGATATAAATTTATATGGAATTACATTTAATGAAAATGAATATAAAAACAGCTTGAGTTAAGGAAGTGGTGACTATGTCAGATAAAAAATATTACTGGATAAAACTCAAAGAAGATTTCTTTGAGGAAGATGTTATATCTTGGATAGAAGAGCAAGAAAAAGGAGTATATTATAGCAATTTTTATTTGAAATTATGCCTTAAAGCTATGAATAGTGAAGGTAGACTTATTAGAAAAGTTGGTGAAATGTTAATACCTTATGATGTTAAAACATTATCTAAAATAACTGGAGTAGATCAAGATACAGTAATAGTAGCTATGGAATTATTAAAAAGGACTGGCTTAATTGAAATATTGGAAAATGGAGAAATATATTTAACTCAACTTAAAAATATGATAGGTTCTGAATCTAAATGGGCAGAAAAGAAAAGACTTCAAAGAGCAAAAGGACAAAGTGAGGACAATGTCCCTCTTTTGTCCGGACAATGTCCGACAGAGAAAGAGAAAGAGAAAGATAAAGATAAAGATAAAGAGAAAGATAAAGATAAAAATAAAAAAAAAATAAAACATAAATATGGTAATTATAACCATGTATTACTAACAGATAACGAAAAAGAAAAGCTTCTAAATGAATTAGATGAATATAAATTTAATTTAGTTATAGAAAAATTGGACGAGTATATAGAAGAGACTGGGAAGAAATATAAAAACCACTACTTAACTATTAAAAGGTGGGTAATAGAAGCAGTGGAAAAAGATTTAGTTAAAAACATTTCTACTAAAAGTATTTCACAAACTAAGAAATTTATACCAGCAACACAAAAACAATGTGATGATGCTGAGTTTAAAAGAAGATTGGAAGAAAGTAATAAATTATTAGATAGCCTAGATGAAAATATATGGGGTGATTAGATGAATGAAACTTTTAAAAAGATATTAATGGAGAGAGTTAATAATATCCCTAAAAGAGATGATATAAAAGAATATGAGTGCCCTATATGTAGGGATTTACATTACACATTTAATGATTTAGGGCAAGCGGTGCCGTGCAAATGTAAAGATAAATTTGAATCCAAAGAAAAATTAAAAAAATGTGGATTAGATGAAGTGTTCAAGAATAAAACATTTAGAAATTATAAAGTGAATAATGAAACTCAATTAGCGGCGAGAGATAAAGCTATAAACTATTGCAATAATTTCCTTGATACAAATCCAAGCTTAATTATTACAGGTAGACCTGGAGTAGGTAAAACACATTTAGGAGCAGCAACAATGATTAATTTGATTGGCAAAAATGTACTTTGCAAATATGAACTATATACAACTATGTTAATAAATCTTAAACAATCAGTAATGGATGAAACAAATTTTATAAGAGAAATGGATAAGTACAAAGTACCAAGAGTTCTTTTTCTAGATGACTTTTTAAAAGGAAAGCCAACAGATGCAGATTTAAAATATATATTTGAAATAGTAAATGAAAGATATCTTAAGAAAAAACCTATGATTATTAGTACAGAAAAGTCAATTGATGAAATAGTTAGTTGGGATGAAGCAGTGGCAAGCAGATTAGTTGAAATGGCTCAAGGAAACATAATAGAATTTGGAACAGATATAGAAAACTATAGATTTTATGCCAAATAATTATATTCCAGGGGATTTCCCCTGGTCCATAGGGGGAGTAATTATGAGTATCGATAAAAATATTGTTGAATTGTTTGAAAAGGCTCAAAAGGGAGATAGAGAGGCTGTAACAAGCATTGTTGAGGATAATATAGGGCTTGTATATAAACAAGCAAAGAAATTCAAAGGTAAAGCAATAAGTTACGATGATGCAATTCAAGTTGGAAGTCTAGGATTATTATATTCCATACAAAATTATGACCCAACATTAAATGTGAAATTTTCAACTTATGCAACGACAAACATAGTGGGTAAAATACTAAAAGAATTTAGAGACAATAGAGATGATGTACCTTTCAGGATACCACGAAGAAATTACAACCAATACAAACAAATCAAGCAAATTAGAAAGAAATTTGAAAGCCTACAAAGAGAGCCTACATTGAAAGAATTATCAGAAATTATGGGCATAACAATCGAAGAAATTACAAAGACGTTGCATCTTATGGAGGGGAAAATTCCTATGGATAGTCCGATAAAATTATGCCCAAATGAAAGAAAAATTACCTATTCAGAAACGATAAGAGATATAAGCATATCAGAGGACAAAATAATTTCCAAAATAGATCTATTAAACGCTATGAAAAAACTTTCAAAATTGGAAAAAACAGTAATAGAGATGAAATTTTTCGAAGGAAAAACACAATCAGAAATAGCAGTACTACTAAATGACTATCAATCACATATATCAAGAGTAGAAATATCAGCATTAAAAAACTTAAGAAGAATACTTGAAGGTGAAAATAAAAAAGATAATTCAATACATCGAAATAAGAATAGATTTATAGATGTAGCCACAATAGATTTAAATTGCCTTACAGCACGTCAAAGAAGTGTAATTGAACTAGTATTCATTAAAGGACTAACACAAGCTGAAACGGCGAGAAGATTAGGCATACATAGGGCAAGTGTATGCCTAACAATAAAACAAGTCATTAGCAAGTTGGAAAAGTTAGAGAAAAAGAAAATTAGTTAAGGGGATGAAAACTAATGAAAAAGGTACTAGGGGGTAAAGAAAAAAGCTGCATAAACTGTGGAGGCACAATGATGCATCTTAAAGTAAAAGGACTAGGTGTAGTAAGTCAGTGTCGAGAATGCGGTAATTTAGTAAATGGAAGAATAAAAGATGAAGTTAGAGTATGTAGTTATGATCCAATAATAGAAGAGGTGAAGTAATGAAATTAACAGGATTACAAATAAGAAATATGCAAATGCTACAGGACCTAGAAAAAATGATAAAAGAACTTGAGACAAAAAGGATAGAGCATGATTTATTAAATAAAAACAAATATGCTGAACTATATAAGGTTTATCATAGATTGTTGGGGGGATTAGATGAAAGAGGTTATAAAGTTTGCTAAATTCTACTATGAGCTAGGCTATAGCTTAAATGAAGCGATAACTATGGCTATTAATATAGCTAGAGAAGTGGAGATGAGTAAATATGAGTGAAGCACAAGAGCAGAAAGCAGTCATAGAATGGTGCAGTTGGAATTCTGATAGGTTTGAAGAACTTAAATGGATTTTTCATTGCCCAAATGAAGCAAAAAGAAGTAAGATAACAGGAGCAGAATTAAAAAGACTTGGTATGCGAGCTGGAGTTCCAGATTTACTACTTTTATCGCCTAAAGGTAAATACATAGGACTAGCAATAGAGATGAAATATGGAAAGAATAAATGCACCATAGAACAAGTTAAATGGCTAGATTGGTTATATAAGCAGGGATATATGTGTAAAATATGCTATTCAGCAGATGAAGCAATAGAGGTAATAAAAGAGTACTTGGGGATTAAATAGGGGTGATGTGATGTTATATTTATATGATCCAAGATATAACTTAAAAACTGAAACCACTTATGAAAAAATGTGCCGATTATTTGTCAAAACAAAAGGAACATTACAAAGCTACAAATCAAAGAATAGAAAAGTTAACAAGAGATATTACATCATAGATGAAAATACAAGTAAAAAACAACTTAAAGAATTTTATTCAAAAGAGATTTTCAAAGATGAGATATGGAAGACAATAGAAGGTTCAGAAGAACAATTCATAATAAGCAACTATGGAAGATTTAAAAAAATATATAAAAGCATACCAGAAGGTAAGTTTTTATTACCATACTTTGTACATAAAAGAAGATGCAATAAGGACAAACAATTCATAAAAGTTAAATTTCAAGGCGAATACAAGGAATACAATGTAGCAAGGTTAGTAGCATATCACTTTGTTGATATATATTACACAAACGATAAAGTTATAAGAAAATCAAAAGATAGAAAATATAAAGCTTATACCTATGATGATGTAATGGCTTTTCACAAAAATGGATTAGTTTATGATAATTATGCTGGTAATTTAGAATGGTTAGACAGATATGATTTAGCAGCCAAGACAGCTCATAAGAGTAAAACAAAAGGAACTATAGTAGCCAAAGATGCAATTACTGGAGAAGTTATAGGATTCTTTAGAAGCACAAGAGATGCAGAAAAACATTTATATGTAAGTAGACAAGCAGTATCAGATAGTCTTAACAAGAAATGGAAAACAAATATAGTAGCGGGAACATATATATTTGAGTATGATGAATAACAATTAAATAGGGGATTATGCAATACCAGTGTAGTTCCCTATTCTTATTTGACTATCAAATGAAAATATGGAGGTGATATTATGCTAGACGAGTTAAAATTTATACTTAGCAGTTTATATTGCCAACTAGGATTGACCAGTGAAGTTTTAAGACTGTCACAAGTAATAGATGAACTAATTATTAAGGAATACAAATAAAGGGGGATTTAAACATGTTATTAAATAGAAAATATATAAATGACCTTGTAAATGAATTAGAAAAAGAACAAAGTGTAAATGAACATTTACATAAAATGATTGATTTTTTAAAGAACAGAAATAGTAAGTTAAAAGAAGATATAGAAGTTAAAGAGGACTCAATAGAAAACTTATTAGATGCTAATAGAGAACTAAGTCTAGCAAATACTTATTTAGAAAAACAAAATAGATTACTTACAAATGAAAATGCAATGTTGGAAAAAGAATTACAAGAGTTAAAAACTAAACACAGTAGAGTCACTGGACAATTGGACAAGTTAAGAAATTACTGTAGACAGTTAACAGGCATAGATATATTAGGAACAGGGGAGGATGAATAATATGGAGGTTGTTAAAATAACTGTAACAGATATCGGAGGAACTTATAGAGATGTAGCAGATGCAGCAAGAACTACAATAGGATTGAAAGAAGGGAAAAAAGAAATATCAGAAAGTTATATGTACAAAATGTGGAAAAAGAAAGGTGTTGAAATAATGAAAATAAAATTAAAAGGTCCAATTGATAATTATTGTCAACGCTGTTTAGAAGTTAGAAATATGGAATTACCAAACTGTGAAAGAGAATGTGAATATTATAGAAGAGGGTTACAAGTTAATCCTATTATTTATGAGGAGGTAAAAAGAAATGAAAATAGATAAATTTAAACATGCTGATAATTGGCAAGACGTTAAGGACGCAACTATGAATACAATAGGAAAAAATACAGGAGCATACCCTGATAGTAAATGGAAAAGACAATTGATATTATCAGAGCATTCACCAATAAGAAAATTAAAATTTGAATGGCGTTGGTATGATTTGAAATCTTGGGTTTCTGTGCATTTTGTTAGACATAAATTTGGTATAGACCACTTTGTTAAAACTCAAAGAACTGACCGTACAGGAATTAACAGAGATGATTTACCACAAGGTAGTTTAGTAAACCATGAAGTTGAAGCAAATGCACAAGCACTTATCAATATATCTAGAAAAAGATTATGTAGCTGCGCGTCTCCTGAAACTAGGGAGGCGTGGCAAGCCGTTAAGGATGAGGTAGCTAAGACTGAACCGGAATTAGCAAGCTGCATGGTTAGAGAATGTATTTACAGAGGTTTCTGTCCTGAGATGTTTGGTTGTGGTTATGATAAGACTGAGGCTTTTAGAAAAGAGGTTAAAAAATATAGGGGGTTAGAATATGGCTTGTAGAAGAAAAACAAAAGGAGAACGTGAACTTATAGCAGATATAAACAAGAGATTTAAAGTATTCTGCAATGAGTCTTATGATTTAGAGGGAATAGGTTGTATGAATTGTGAACTTAATTTTGAGGATGAAGAAAGTTGTGAAATACAATATATAAAAATGCTAATGGGAAAGGATGAATAGATGAATATAGAAGAAATTAATGGAGCTATAAAAGAAATAGCAGATACATTTAAAATTAGAAATCAACAGTTAAAACTAATTGAAGAACTAGGAGAATTGACAAGGGAAATATCAAAGGATATAGCAAATGGAAGAGAAATATCAGATGATACTATATCAGAAATTGCAGATGTAAATATCTTAATCAATCAAATATTGTATCTATCAAGTAACAAGGATTACAACTCAAAAGAAAAGCTAAAAGAACATATAGAATACAAACTTCAAAGAACTATCCAAAGAATAAACATAGGATATTATAAGTAAGAGGAGTTGAGGGAGTTTATTAAAAGGGGAAAGGTGGGTCATATTATGAGCGAAAATGATCTAAAACAATATCAAACAGTAGTTAGAGAAATGATACAAGTGCAAGATAGAATAAAAGAACTAGAACATATGAAATACTCTATAAAAAGTCCTAAATGGTCAGATATGCCTAGAGGTGGTTTTGAAGACCATGATAAGATAGGAAATATATTGATTGATATAGAAGAACAAATAGAAAAATACTGGGATAAATATAGACAATTATTAGATATACAAAATAAAATAGAAAATGCTATAGATAAATTAGAACCATTGGAACGTGAAGTTTTAAGATATAGATATTTTGATAATAAGAAGTTTGAAGAAATAAGTTGTATAATACATTTTAGTTTTAGAACGGTAAGAAGAATACATAAAAGAGGACTTGAAAAATTAGAAAAAAGTTTATAAGAGTAAGATAGTCAGTAATAAATTTACTGACTATTTTTATTGGAAATATTTATAAAAATACACGATATAGGGAATAATATATTATATAAATATAGAGGAGGGATATTATGGAAAATATTTTAAAAATAGAAGTAGAATTAAGAAAAATGGCTCAACTATCACAAACAGAATTATGGACAAAAGCTAATGAACTTGGGATAAAAAACAAATATAGAAAGAAAAAAACAGAATTAGCTAAAGAAATATATATTAAAACTCATGAATTGAATAAAAACGCTATACAACAGATAAAAGAAATAGACTTAGAAACGAATATATTTGAAAATATAATAAGCCTTAAAGAAGCAAGTGAAATATTTGGAAAAGATGAAAGCACATTAAGAAGAAATATAGCTAATGGAAAGTTTATAGAGGAAATAGATTGTAAGAAATATGGGAAACAATGGGTATTTAATATAAATGCTTTATATAGAGAATATGGATATAAATCATTAAGAAAAGACCCAGTTATTTGGAAGGACATTAAAGGATATGAAGGTAAATATAAAATAAATAACTATGGAGATGTTATAAATAAAGAAAATGGGACAAAGGTAAAAGTTCACATAAATAAAATAGATGGACATAAGCGTTTAACACTTTCTTTAAATGGTGAACAAAAGATTAAAGCTTTACACAGAATTTTAGCTGAGACATTTATACCTAATCCCGAGAACAAACCAGTAGTGCATCATATAGATGAAAATAAACTAAATAATAATCTTGACAATTTAATGTGGGTAACAGAAGAAGAACATGGAAAAATAAGAAGTGAAGAACATTATAAGAAATTTAAAGAAACTTATACAAAAAATAAAATAGCTAGAGAAAAAATGAAAAAAGATTTATAATTTATGAAGTTGGCCACTTTTGCCGGTTGTAACTATGGTAATATATAAGCATGGAAGATTAGTAAAGCATACCACACTATGCTGGAGAAATGAGAACTTAATTCCACTCAAATTAAGTTTCTGTTCGAGGGATAAGAGTAGAGGTACTCTTCCCTCAATATGTTGCTATGGGATTTATATACAAGTGGAGTATTAAATTGTCGACTATATATGAAACAAGTATATACTCGTGTTCAACTCATGAGGGCGACTAATATATATATTAAAACATAGTAGTAGAAGTGAGAGGACCACTTTAAAACCTCCGGAGTAAACCGTGATAAAATCAAAATATTCACATATATTGTGTGTTAAAAAAATCTATATATCATAATTAGTATTATTAATTACTTATTGTTTTACATTATATTTGCAGAAGGAAAACTGCTTAAACCATTACAAATTTAATAAAAAAATAATCCAATAAAATAATTTTAACTATATCTTTAATAAAAACTTTTTAAATATGAATTTGATCTTTGATTTAATTATTATTTTTTAAAATTATTAACTCCAATGCACCCAAATCAATGGGTGCAATATGGAATTGCTGGAGCATAGTAAAGTTCGATTCTTTACAATTCCAAAGATACCAAACGATTGTTTTTTTCTTCATTACTCCAACAAAGAGCACTAATAATTTAGTGTTCTTTTTTATTTTGTTAAAAGGTGTGATTATATGGTGAAAAGATGGAAGGAAATAGATGAAGTTATAAAACCTACAATAGAAGTTCCAAAGGAATTATGGCAATTAGAAGAACAAATGAAAGAAGTACCAAACTTTGATAAAACGGATGGAGCAAAGAAAGTGTATGAAAGAAAAGAATACATAATACTGGCAGTAAAGAAAGGATATGTTGTATATAACACTGAGAAGCCGTTTATAAAAGGACATTCCCACATATATGGTTTTAATGTCGCTAAAACAGTGATAGATAACTGCATAAGAAAAAAGATGCCTAAAACTAGAAACTTGTATCTATTGACCAGTCATGCGAGGGTAAGTAATGATGAAAAATATATAAGATTAGTTCAGGAATTAATAGAAGCCAAGTCGGACAAAAGAAAGCTAAAATACAGAAATAAAAATATAAATAGCAAAAGGAGCAAATAAAATGATATTTAAAATATATTTAGCGTTTGTAATAGTATCGTTAATATCATTTGTATTATATTTTCTAAGAATTAATGAATATTTAGCAGACCAAGGATTGCGATGTGTGGCAAATATGTCTACTGTGAAATGCATTATATATTGTTTTGTGCCTTTATTTCATATTTATTTTGGACACGAGTGCTATTACTTTGGAGTTATAGCTAATGATGAAGAGTTTGAAGGATTTATTAATGGTGATTATTGAAAAATATTAATAGGGAGGTGGCATTGTGAAGCTTACTATAAAACAAAAAGCATTTGCCGATTATTATATTGAGCTTGGCAATGCTACAGAAGCATATATAAAGGCTGGATATAAAGTTACTAAGAGAGAAGTGGCAGAAGCTAATGCTCGAAAGTTACTCGGAAATTACTCGGTTAAAAAATATATTGATGATAAAATGAAACAAATAGAAGAAGATAGAATAGCAGATGCTAAAGAAGTGCTAAGATACTTAACGAGAGGAATGCGACAAGAATTAGAGGAAGAAGTAGTTGTTATGGTTAATACTGGAGATTACACATCTGAACCTCAAATTATAAAAAAGAAAATATCTATAAAAGATGCAAATAAGTGCGCTGAGCTTCTCGGAAAAAGATATTCGTTATTTACTGAAAAAGTTGATTTAAATGGAAATGTAGGAGTAACAATAATTGATGATATAGGAAGCTTAGAAGATGAATAAAAGAATATCAGAAATTATAAATAAAAACTTTTATGAATTTTGGAAAACAATTAACTCTAATAAATATCTATTTCATGTATTAAAAGGTGGCAGAGCATCCGCTAAATCAACTCATGTATCGCTATGGTTAGTACTAGCATTAATGAAATATCCAGTAACTTGTCTATGTATCAGAAAAGTTGGTAATACATTAGCTGAGTCAGTATTTGAACAGTTAAAAGAGGCTATAGATATATTAGGCGTTAATCATGTATGGAGAATACAAAAGTCTCCGCTTAAATTAATATACATTCCTAGAGGAAACAGTTTTATATTTAGAGGGGCAGATGATCCAACAAAAATTAAATCAATTAAAATGAGTAAATATCCTATAAGCTTTGTATGGATAGAAGAGCTGGCAGAATTCAAATCCGAAGATGAAGTGTCAATAATAATTAATTCGGTATTAAGAGCAGAATTACCAAAAGAATTAAGTTATAAAGTTATATATTCTTATAATCCACCTAAGAGAAAGCAATCATGGGTCAATAAAAAATTTGAAACGCAATTCGTTGCAGACAATACATATATCCATCATAGTACTTATTTAGATAATCCTCATATATCAAAAGCATTTATTGATGAAGCTGAGGAAGTAAAAAAGAAAAACGAATTTAAATATAGATGTGAATATTTAGGAGAACCTATAGGCTCAGGAGTAGTTCCTTTTTCTAATTTGGAGTTTAGAAGAATAACAGATGAAGAAATAAAATCTTTTGATAATATTAAGCAAGGAAATGACTTTGGATATGCTACAGACCCTATGGCATTTGTTAGAATACACTACGATAGTAAAAAGAGAATGTTATATTTTATAGATGAAATTTATGGAGTTAAAATGTCTATTAGAGAATTAGCTTCAAAAATTAAATTAAAGAAATATGATGATTTCCCGGTAACTTGCGATGCATCTGAACCACGTAGCATAGCAGAGCTTAGAGAATATGGGATAAAAGCAACAAGGGCTAAGAAAGGACCAGGTTCAGTGGAGTTTGGGGAAAATTGGCTAGATGATTTAGAAGCAATTGTTATAGATAGTAAAAGAACACCAAATACAGCACGAGAATTTGAAAATATAGATTATCAAACTGATAGGGATGGCAATACAATATCTAAACTAGAAGATAAGGATAACCATTCGATTGATGCCACTAGATATGCATTAGAAAATGAAATGAAAGTTAAAAACAATATACAAGTATTTAAATAGGAGGTGATAAAAATGTTAGAAGATGGGTTACTTTTACAAAGAATACAGGCTAAAATATTAAACAATCAAAGCAAAGTAGATACGATAAGAACTGCCAAAAACTATTATAATAATAAAAATGATATTTTACTTAAAGGAATAATACCAAAAAGAGAAGGTAAAGATCCATTAAGAAATGCAGATAATCGAATACCACATAATATTCATCAAATACTAGTAGATGAAAAAATATCATACCTATTTACATACCCTCCTATAATTGATATAGAAGATAATGAAGAAATTAATGAAAAAGTTAATCAAAGTTTAGGTGATGGATTTGAAAGAAAATTAAAAAATATTGGAATAGAGGCAAGTAATTGCGGAACTGCATGGATGCATTATTGGATTGAAATAGATGAAGATACAAAAGAGAGTAAATTTAAATATGAAGTAGTAAATACAGAAGAAATTATACCAGTATATGATAATGGATTAGAAAGAAAGCTAAAAAACATAATTAGATATTACAAAGTAAAAGAAGAAGTTTTAAATCAATTAGATGAAATTACATATGCTTATATTGAATATTGGACAGATAATAAAATGATTAGATGGAAAATGAAAGATAGCTTCACTAATACTCCAATAGAAGAAAGTGAAGATATAACACATACCTTAGGAGATGTTCCGTTTATCGAATTTTCTAATAACAAAGAAAAACAAAGTGACTTAGAAAAAATTAAAAGTTTATTGGATTTAAAAGATGTTGTTGTTAGTGGATTTGCTAATGATATAGAAGACATACAACAAATAATATATATACTTGAGAATTATGGCGGAACTGATTTGAATGAATTTCTATCAGATTTAAAAAGATATAAAACTGTAAAAACAGAATCTATTGATGGAAACAGTGGAGGATTGTCTACATTAAGTATAGATATACCTGTTGAAGCTAGAAATGTACTTATAGAATATCTTAAAAAGCAAATATATGAATCTGGACAAGGATTACAACAAGATATAGAAGTTACAGGAAGTGTAAGTGGAGTCGCTCTTAAATTTTACTATAGAAAGTTAGAATTAAAATCTGGTTTATTAGAAACTGAATTTAGAACATCTATAAATCATTTAATAAAGGCTATTTTAAAATTTTTAGGAATAACAGAAAATTATAAAATAGCTCAGACTTATACTAGAAATATGATATCTAATGATTTAGAAGCAGCACAAATAGCTCAAATGTCTACTGGAATAATATCTAAGAAAACAATACTAGAAAATCACCCTTGGGTAGAAGATACAGTAAAAGAAGAGGAAAGATTAGATGAAGAAAAACAACAAGAAGAGTCGATATTTGAACAACCTTATGAAATGCAACAAGAAAAACCTGCTGAAGTAGGTGAAGAAGATAATGAATAGTAAACAGTATTGGATAGATAGAGAAAATCAGAAACTCAATAAAGGCATTAAGGATTGTAATAATTTAGCTAAAGAATTAGAACATCATTATAAACTAGCAAATAAAGAAATAGAAAAAGAAATTAATAATCTATTTGAAAAATATGCAAAAGATAATCAATTAACTTATGCAGAAGCAACTAAATATTTAACAGGAAATGAGTTTAAAATATGGAGAACTGATATAAAAGGATATCTTGAAATGATTGAAGATAATCCGGAGCTATTATTAGAGCTTAATACTTTAGCTATGAAAAGTAGGATAACAAGGCTAGAGGCTTTACAGTATGAGATTGATAAACAACTCAATAAACTAAATATAGAAGCTGAAAAAGGCACTAAGAAGCTCTTAACACAAACTCTTAAAGATGATTATTATAAAAATGTATATAACATAAGTAAAGAAAAAGGATTTTTAGCAAACTTCAGCGGAATAGATAATAAAACTATTGAAAGAGTTTTGAGTTATGAGTGGAGTGGCAACAATTATTCGGGCAGAATATGGAATAATAAACAACAGCTAAGTAAAACAATCAAAGAAGAAATAACACAGATGTTAATCAGAGGAGAGAGTAGTAAAAAAGTATCACAAAGAGTTGCTACTAGAATGAATGCAAGCTATAAAAATGCAGTCAGATTAGTACAGACAGAGCATAGTTATGTTATGGAACAAGCTAATAAAATTACTTATGAAGATTTAAAAGTTGAAAAATATCAATTTCTTGCTACTCCAGATGAAAGAACTTGTAAAGTTTGTGGTAATTTAGATTTAAAAATATTCAATGTAAAAGATATGATACCTGGTAAAAATTGCAGCCCGCTGCATCCTTCGTGTAGATGCACTTCTTTATTGTACTATGAAGATGAAGATGATGAAAATAGCACAAGATTTGCAAGAGATAAGAATGGAAAAAGAATTGAGATACCAAGCAATATGACATTTAATGAATGGAAGAAAAAATATATTGAAAATACTTAAAATAATGAAAAAATAACTATGTTGGTTGGAAAATTAATGATAGCCTTATCTAATATCGAAAAATTAAAGTCCTTATAGGGCTTATTTTTATTGCCTTTTTCATTATTTGTAGGCGTAAAAGAACAAATAACCTATTATTCATTGTCTTTTTTAGTATTTACTAGACGTAAAAGAAGTAAATGTTGCTAAAATAATTCGACAAGTAAAAGTCGTATAAAAACGTAAATTATGGAGGTATTAAAATGAAAAGAATTTTTTTAAAAGAGTTAGGAATAGATAGTGAAGTTATAGATAAAATCATGAGCGAACATGGCAAGGATATCGAAAGATATAAATCTGAAATAGAAGATTACGCTTCTGAGATAAAAGAACTTAAAGCTAAAACTGTTGATTCAGAAAAAGCTATACAAGATGCTATATCTAAAAAAGAAGAAGAATTGAAACAAAAATATGCTGATAAAGAAAAAGAATTCAAAGAAATGCAAAAGAAAGCTGAAAAGGCAGAGGAATATTCAAAAGAACTAGAGAGCTTAAAACAAGCTCAAAGTGATAGAGAATACACAGAAGCTATAAATAATTATTTCAATGATAACAAGATTGATTTTACAAGTAACTTTGCTAAAGAAGCTATACTTAGCAAATTTAAAGAAAAGAAATTTGAATTAAAAGATGGTAAATTTAGTGAAGATGCTTCTAAATTCATAGAAGAACTTAAAAAGAGTGATGAAGGAGCATTCAAAATGACTGAACCACCTAAAAATAATTCAAATATACAAACGTATCAATATACACCTAAGGGAACTAATACAGGAGATGTAGATTCAATGTTGTCCCAAGTCAATTCTATTTTGGGGCTATAAATTAAATTTAAAAGGAGAGGATAAACATGACAGCTATAAATACATTAGCTTATGCACAAATATTACAACAAGCTTTAGATCAAAAAGCAATACACACTTTATTAACAGGATGGATGGACTCAAATGCAGGGCAAGTTAAATATGTTGGAGGTAATGAAGTCAAAATACCTCAAATGTCAGTTGATGGTTTAGCTGATTATAACAGAAGCGATGCTGGAGCAGGATATGTTCAAGGAGCAGTAACATTATCTTATAAAACATATACTATGAGTCAAGACAGAGGACGTAAATTTCAATTAGATGCAATGGATGTAGATGAAACTAACTTTGTTGCAACTGCTACAAACGTAATGAATGTATTTCAAACTGAAAAAGTAGTGCCAGAGGTTGATGCATATAGATTGTCTAAATTAGCTACTACAGCAATAGGTGTAGCTAATGACACAAATGTTGAATATGGATATACTCCAGCAAAAGATACAGTACTAACTAAAATAAAAGCTGGTATAAAAGTAATAAGAGAAAATGGATATCAAGGAGAATTAGTAATACATGCTAACTATGATACAGTTACAGAATTAGAATTAGCTATGGCAGGAAAGCTAGCGGCAGTAACTTTCTCACAAGGTGGCATAAACACTCAAGTTCCAGCAGTAGACGGATGCGCAATAATAAAAACTCCAGCTAACAGAATGTACTCAGCAATAACTTTAAATGATGGAACTACTTCAACTCAAACAGCAGGAGGATATGCAAAAGCAGCAAAAGCATTAGATGTTAATTTTATAATAGTTCCAAGAGAAGTACCAATAGCAGTAACAAAACAAGATAAAATGAGAATATTTGACCCAGATACAAACCAAAATGCAAACGCTTGGGTGATGGATTATAGAAGATATCATGAATTATGGGTGTTAGATAACAAGAAAAACTTAGTATTTGCTAATATAAAAGATGCTAAATCTAGTTAAAATAAAGGTGATTTAAATGTATGAGCTTAAAAAAGACAATGTTCATAGAATAGTTGAAACAAAACAGCAAGTAGAAGTCTTGTTATCAAGAGGATATGAACTAATTGAAGATACTAAATTAAAAAAGAAAAAAGCTAAAAAGGGAGAGGATTAATGTCCTCTCTTTTTTATTGTAGGTGAAATTATGCTTGAAAATATAAAAGCTTTATTAAATATTACTAAAAATGATTATGACTCATTAATAGAATTGTATATAAAAAAAGTTACTAAAAGAGTAAAAGGATATTGTAATATAGAAGATTTTTTAGTTCTTCCACGGATAGATCAAGATGCTATAAATGAATTTATAGAAGACAAGGTAGCTAATATAATAGCATATAAACTAATTTCTCTAGGGGAAGACATAGATGGCTCAGGAACTTCTACTCCAGCTAATCAAGGAGCTATAAAATCTATTACAAGAGGTAGTGTAAGAATAGAATACAACTATGATAGTGTATCATCAGAAAGCATAAGCAATTCCAGTACAAAAACATCCCCAGAATTAACAGACGAAGAAATGAAGATACTTAATAAGTATAGAAAATTAAGATTTTAGGAGGTGTTATTATGGCAAGTGAAGCGGATATAATAGCAACTCTGTATTTTGATAGCATGGATATATATAGAAAAGAAAAAGTTAAAAACCCTAATACTGGGATTACAACTATGCAAGAAATATTAAAATATTCTGATCTCAAATGTTCATTAGACAAAGGGAGTGAAACAACAGTAACGGGCGAAACAGGAACAGCCTATATTTCAGCAGCTTATAAATTATTTTGCAGACCAACAGTAGATATACAAGTTGGAGATAAGTTAGTTATAACTTACAATGGAAGAACAGAAGAATTTGAGGCCGGCGAACCTTATCCATATAAATCTCATATAGAAACTCCAGTCACTAAGAAGGTGAGAGTATAATGAGTGGTTACAACTTTGAAATAAAAGGAATAGATAACTTTTTAAAAGATATAAATAATATCCAAAATAATTTTTATGGAGATTTAGAAAATTTAATTAAAAAACATGGAGTTTCTTTATTTACAAAAACTAAGATGAAGACTCCAGTTGATACAGGACAATTAAGAAGAAGTTGGCAATTAAAATATAAAAAAGGAGATTTATATATTCGATTATATAATAACACAGAATATGGGTTAAGCATATAGCCCATGTAAAACTCGGCAAATACGAAGAAGGCTAAGTATAATTATATATGCTAACATCGTGCTAAGATACTAGATTGCGAAAGGTTAGTATCCAGCGTAGAGCGTAGTAAGTGAATAAATATAATCTTACCAAGAGTGCCGAGCAATCCAATAAGGGTTGCTTTTTTATTGGATTGAAAATGTACGCCAAGCTGGGTTGGAATAGACCAACTGATGAAAATGAGGGAAACCTCCAGAGTATAGGATAAAAAGCCTATAGATAATAACAAATGTATATGTTGAATATGGACATAGAATTGTAGGGAGAGATGGAAAAGTTAAAGGAGTAGCTGAAGGAGCTTATATGTTGAAAAAAACCTTTGAAAAAACTGAAAAAAAATTTATAGAAGATTTGGAAAAGCTATTTAAAAAATATGGTTTCAAATAGGCGGTGAATAAATGAATAATCTAATAGAAAAAGATAAACTAATTAAATGGCTTGAAGGTGAAAAATACGGATATTTTTTAAATGATGGTAAGACATGGATTAATTATGGCAGCCTAGATGATAAATTTCCTTATAATGAAGAAAATAAACAATGGGAATTAAGCAGAAATAGAATGATAGATAAAATTATTAATCTTCTTTTATACGGAGATATAAATGACCATATAGATAACGGCGAATCATAGGAGGTGATTAAATGATACCTCTAAAAAGTATATTATTCGCTACTACGAAAGCAGTAGCAGAAAATTTTCCGCAAGATGTATATATAGAAGATGACAATACGCAAGGCTTTGATAAGTCTTGTTTTTTTGTACAAATATTGCCTATTTCAAGTTCAGCTATAACTAGAATATCTAACCTAAGAACTATATCAGTATCAATAAAGTATCTACAACAAGCAGGAGAAAGTATAACAAATATATATGATGCCAGTGATAGACTTGAAAAAATATTTGGAAGGACTTTATTTGTAGATGATACTTATCTGACAGTAGATGATATAGAAAGCAATATATATTCAGATGAAGTAGGTAGAATACTCGATTTCATGATACATCTTGATTTTGATGATATTAAATATTCACAATATACTGGTCCGTTGGATAATCCGGATAGCGAACCAACAGAATATGAATTAATGAAAGAATTACATTTACAACTTAATGAATTAAGAAATATAACAATAGAAGCTGATGATCCTACTTTGCCAATAGTGGACAAAGCTATTGTAGATATTTCAAAATTATTAGAGAATTAAAAGGAGAGTGAAATAAATGGCTTTAGGATTACCAAGTATAAGTATTAAATTTATACAAGAAGGTATTACTGCTATAAGCAGAGGATCCAGAGGTATAGTTGCGATGATAATAAAGGAAGAAAAAGCTATATCTCCTGCAACTATAGTTGATGTAACTGATATACCTAGTGATGTTACAGATAATAATAAGCAACTTATAACGAATGCTTTAATAGGAAATACAAGTGCACCACTAAGATTAGAACTATACATTATAAGTGGAGAATTAACTTTGCAGAATGCTTTAAGTCATTTTGAAAATACACAATTTGACTATTTATGCTACCCATCAGCTGTAGATGAAGATAAAACAGCAATAGTAACATGGGTTAAATCGCAAAGAAATTTAGGAAATATGGTTAAGGCAGTATTAGCTAATGAAACAGCTGATTATGAAGGAATAATAAATGTAACTCAAAGTGGAGTAGTTGTAGGAGAAAAAACTTATACTGCTGCTGAATTTACTGCAAGAGTTGCAGGATTAATAGCTGGAACAGATTTAAGAATGTCAACCACTTATACTTCTGTACCAGAAGTTGATTTGATACCTTATGAATCAAGAACTGAAACAACTGAAAAAGTAGGGAAAGGCGAATTTATTCTTTATAAGGAATCAGGAAGAATAAAAGTGGCAAGAGGAGTAAACAGCTTAACTACTGTATCTGATACAACTGTAACAGATATACAAAGTAAAGGTGATTTATTTCAAAAAATTAAGACTGTTGACATAATGGACTTAATAGCAAATGATATAAGAAAAACTGCAAGAGATGCATATATTGGAAAATTAAGTAACAGTTATGATAATAAAGTATTACTAATTACAGCTATCCATGGTTATTTTGATGGATTGATTAATGATGGGCTAGTTGAAAAAAATACAGTAACAGTTGATATAGATATGGAAGAACAAAAGAAATACTTAAAATCAAATGGAGTTAGTATCTCTACTATGAGCGATCAACAAATCAAAGAAGCTAACACAGGAGATCAAGTGTTTATAGCAGTAGAATGTAAAATTCTTGATGCGATCGAAAGTATTAGCATTCGCTGCTTCATCTGATGCCATTGAGTAAATAAAATAGAGTATTTGTATAATATTTCCATAAAATGTCTATAATATAAATAAAGATATTATGGAGGTGTTTTTTATGGAAGAAAGATATGGACACTTAACAATTATAGAATCGACTGACAAAAGAAAAAATTCTTATGTTGTTTATAAATGTAAATGCGATTGTGGAAACATAGTATATAGAACCAAATCAAGTCTTACATCAAGTGTTAAAACATCTAAAAATGGCGGTCCTTATTGTGATGAATGTGCAAAAAAATCACAACAACAATTAGTTACAAAACATGGAATGTGGGCTAAAAACAGAAGACTTTATGGAATATGTAAAGGTGCAAAAGCTAGATGCGAAAATCCTAAAAATACTTCATATAAAGATTACGGAGCAAGAGGAATTAAATTTAAATTTAATTCTATACAACATATGTATAAATGGTCATTAGAAAATGGATATACAGATAATTTAAGTATAGATAGGATAGATAATAATGGTGATTATGAACCTTCTAATTGTAGATGGGTAGATATATATACTCAAGCCAATAATAAAAGAGATATATTACAATTTCACGGAATTAAAGGCACTAAAAATGTAGCAAAATACTTAGGAATTTCTGTTAGAAGATTTGCCAATATGTTATATAGAGATAAAATGACATTAGATGAAATATATGAAAAGTCTAAAACCGATCCACTATTCTATGCTACAAATACAGAGAGAAGATCTTTTGCACAAAGAAAAAGAAAAGATGAATGGAAAATCAATAAAGAAGAAGCTATAGAAATAGTTAACAATATAAAAAATGGTTCATCTATCAATAGAGAAGCTAATAGAATGAAAGTAGATTTTAAAACAATAAAAACTGCAATAAAAAGACTTGAAGATGGAATATATGATTTATAAACAATTTTTAAGGACTTAATTTTTATTAAGTTCTTTTTTATTTTATATAGGAGGTGTTTTTAGTTGAAAGCTAACAAAGTAATAAATGGTACTTTCGCTGAAGTTTGGATAAATGATGTATTAGTTGATGAAATATCGGCTTTCCAAGCTAAAATAGAATTTGACAAAGAAGATATAGATATCTGCGGTGAAATGATGACTCAACATAAAATAACAGGATATAGCGGAACTGGCTCTATGACACTTAAGAAAACAAACTCTAGAATGATAAAATTGTTAGCTAATTTTATGAAAGATGGTCTAGAACCAGATGTAACAATAGTTGGAAAATTAGCTGACCCAGGTAATGGAGGAAGTGAAAGAATAAGTATATCAGGAGTATCTTTTGATGATTTAACTTTATTTGATTTTGAAGTTAAAACATTAGGAGAAGTGGAATGCCCATTCACTTTTACAAAATATAAATTTATAGATTTAATATAAAAAATAATATCATAAAGGCTTTGGTGTTTCTAACTAAAGCCTATTTTTATTTTAGGAGGAAATCAAATGAATATAATAGATAAATTAATGAAAATAGACGCAGGGACATTAGAAACACCAACTGCTATACATAAAATGTATGTAAAAAAAATAGGTGAAGAACTAGAATTTGAAATACAAGCTATAAATGCAGAAAAGGCTACAGAAATACAACAGAAAGCTATAAAAATTGAAGATGGAAACGTATCAGACATAGATGTATATAAAACAAAAGTATTAACTATAATGGAAGGTTGTCCAATATTCAAGGATAAGGCACTTAGAGAACATTTTGATTGCGCTACTCCAAAAGAACTTATAAATAAATTGCTTCTTAAAGGAGAAGTAGAGGACTTAGTAAATGCAATAAATAATTTATCAGACTTAAAGAAAATAGAAAAAGTAGATGAAGAAATAAAAAACTAATTGAAACAGATAGTGAAATAGCAACAATGTACTATCTGTTTAAATATAAAAATATAATGCCATCTCATTATTATAATATGGGATTTGGAGAAAAGACTATAATAAAAGCATTTGTAAGAAAAGAATCAGAAGAGTTTTATAAGATATCTAAAAATAAAAATATTTTTCCTACTCTAAATATTAAATAAAAGGAGGTGAGATTATGGCAAATGATAAAACATTAGAAGCGGTAATAAAATTAAAAGATGAAATCAGCAAACCTCTTAATGAAATTCAAAATGAAATGAAAGGCTTAAATAAAACATCTAGTGATGTAAATAGTGCTATGAAAAATGTACAAAAGGCAACTGGGGACACAGCTAATTCAATGAATGATTTAACAGATATAGCAAAAGATACAAATAATTCATTGAAAGATACAAATGGAGCAGCAGACCAAGCAGCCAAAGGTATAAAAGCTATGGGAGTTATGGAAGCTGGACAAAAGATGATGGAATTTGGAGGAAAAATTATTGATGTAGTTAAAAACTTAATGGAATTAACAGAAGCTACTAAAGAATTTAATTCTCTACAAAGCAAATTACAAGGATCAACTAAACAAAATGGATATAAACAGAAAGATGCTAATAAAAATGCTGGACAAGTATATGGATATACTGGTGATGATATGATGGCAGTCAATGTTGTTTCCAATTTACAAAAGATGGGGCTATCTCAAAGTGAATTAGATAAAACTATCAATGCTTCGCTAGCAGTATGGAGTGCATATGGCGATAGTATTCCAATAGAAGGACTTACTGAATCGATTACTGAAACAGCACAAGTTAGTAAAGTTACAGGAAACTTAGCAGATGCACTTAACTGGGCTGGAATAAGTGAAGATAGTTTTAATAAGAAATTAGAGGCATGTAAAACTGTATCTGAAAAAAATAAACTTATAACAGATACCTTAAATCAAGCATACGGAAAAAGTAAAGAAACGTATGATAAAACTAATAAATCCATGATTGATTATAATAAATCTTTATGGGAATCACAAAAGGCACAAGCAGAATTAGGTTCAGCATTAGCGCCTTTAAATTCAGCAATTAATGGAATTAAATCGGCTTTTGCAGAAGCATTAGCACCAGCTATAAAACAAATTGCGGATGCTATACAACCAGTAATTCAAAAGTTCCAAGAATTTATAAAGGAACATCCTCAATTAGTATCAGGCATAACAATGGTAGTAGCAGCTATAACAACTCTAATAGGAATTATCGGAACTATAATAGTTGTAGTAACAACGGTAAAATTAGCATTTACTGGCATAAGTACTGTTATGGGAGTTGTATCAGGAGCATTTGCAGCCTTAAGTGCCCCAGTTTTAATAGTTATAGGCGTAATAGGAGCACTTATAGCCATAGGAGTTGCATTGTATAAAAACTGGGATACAGTTTGTGCAAAAGCTACTGAACTAAAGAATTGGGTAGTAAGTAAATGGAATGAGTTAAAAGAAGCTTTAGCACCAATTATTAATTTTATTAAAACATTAATTCAAAATAAATGGAACGAGATAAAAACAACTGTAACTGTTATATCAACTGCAATAAAAACAGTAGTAACTGCAATATGGAATGGAATAAAAACTGTAATAGGCACAATTGTAAGTATTATAAAAATGTTAGTTGAAAATAAATGGAATGAAATAAAAACAGTTGTATCAGTGGTAGGAAATGCAATCAAGACAGTAGTTACGAATGTATGGAATGCTATAAAAACTGCCATATCAACTATTGTATCAGCAATTAAATCTGTAGTAGTAGAAAAATGGAATGCTATTAAATATGCTGTAAAAAGTGTAATGGATGCTATTAAAAATACTGCTATAAATGCTTTTAATAATGTAAAAGAAAAAATATCAGGTGTAATTAGTGATATAAAAAGTGCATGGCAAGGATTAAAAGATAAAATCACAAATAATCCTATAGTTGCTACAGTTAAAAAAGTAACAGAATCACTAAGTAATGCAGAAAATGGAAACCATGCAGCAGGGCTTCGAAGAGTTCCTTATAATAATTATTTAGCAAATCTGCATCAAGGAGAGGCAATATTGAGCCGTAGGGATGCTGATAAATGGAGACAAGGTAAAGGTGATACTCCTCAAATAGTTAATAATTTCTACGGCATGACGATTAAAGAAGAAGCGGATATAGAAAAAGTGACATCAGGAATAGTCAGAAAACTAAATGAACAAAAAATAATAACTTAGTAAGGGAGGTAATATTGCATTATGGAGATGTATTTAAAAAATGATAAGCATATATTTAGATTTCCAATATTGCCTTCTACTATAAATGTACAAGATTATGCAATAATAAATGACAGTAATATAACAGGATTAGGAGATGTTGCAATATTTGGAGGTAAAGGATTAAGAACAATAGAGATATCATCATTTTTTCCAAATCCAAAAAGAAAATATAAATTTGTAAATTATTCTAATTATCCAAAACAATGGACCTGTGTATCTAAAATAAGAAGTTATATGAATAATGGTGAAGTAATGAGATTTATAGTAACTGGCACAGAAATAAACTTCCAAGCAAGAATAACTGATTTTACCTTTTCCCAACAAGATGGCACAGGAGATGTATATTATACTATCAATCTAAAGGAATATAGAGAAATTAAAATATCATCAACAACTCCAGCTAAAAAGAAAACTGATAACAAAAATAGGACATCTTCAAAAGATAAAAACAATAATAAAAATAAAACTTCAACCAAAAGTAAACAAACAATTCATACAGTAAAAAAGGGAGATACACTATATGATATAGCAAAGAAATATTATGGAAAAGGATCAAGCTATAAAAAAATAATAGAAAAAAATAAATCTAAATATCCTTCATTGACTAAAAATACAATAATTAAAGCTGGATGGAAGCTGGTGATATAATGATAACACTAAAAATAGTTGATAGAAATAATAAAAAAACAGATATAACACAGTTAGTAGAAAAAGTTACTTGGAGTGGAGATTATAAACAAGCATCAAGAAAGCTAGAATTTTCAATAATTTCAAATAAATACGATAAAAAAATACCAATAGTCGACATTAAAGAAGGCTACATGGTATTTTTTTATGAGAATAAAAAAGAATTGTTCAGAGGATTTATATACAGTATAGAAAAAACTACTGATACTACAAGCTACATGGCTTATGACCATGCACAAAAACTAGTTAATATTAAAGTTAATTACAACTTCAAGAACAAGACTGCTAGTCAAATAACTACTCAAATGCTAGATGATTATTCAAAATATGGACTTAAAAAAGGAAGCATTGTAAGTGATGGTGTTTCATGGAGCAAAGTATTTATAGGAGTAAGCATGTATGACACTATAATGAGTGCTTATACAAATTCTCATGCTAGTAATGGCAAAGAATATATGTGCTATGCTAAGGAAGGTGAGATATGCACAGCCCTAAAAGGAGATATAAAGTTAGATGTTCAATTCAAAGAAAAAGAAAATATAATATCAACAACTTATAAATCTAGTATAGAGAATGTAGTAAATAGAGTAATTATAGTAGATGACTCAGGAAATAAAATAGGAGAAGAAAAGAATAGTAATTCAATAGATTTGTATGGATTATTTCAAGAAGTTGTAAAAGCTGAAAGCCAAACATCAGAAACTACACAATCAGCAACATCTGAAATATCAACAATGGCAGTTTCCGCTTCTACATCTTCAACTACTAAAAACAACTCTTTTTCATTAAATACTACTAATTCAATAGCAAAATCTATATTTGATTTCTGTATAGGCAAAGGTTGCACTCCACAAGTTGCAGCATCTATAGTAGCTAATGCAGAATGTGAAAGCTCATTCAATACAAGTTCTGTTAATAGTATAGGAGCAAGTGGATTATTTCAATGGTTAGGAGTAAGATTAGCAAGCTTGAAAAGAAAAGCTACTAAAAAAGGAGTAAGCTGGACAAACTTAAATCTCCAATTACAACATATGTGGGATGAATTAAATGGAGAAGATAGCACAACTAAATCATTGCTTAATAGTAAAGTAGGAGGAGTAAGCAAATTTATAAAGCTAACAGATGCTTATAAAGCTGGTTATTATTTTGGCGCTTGTTTTGAGAGAGGTGGAGGAAATACACTCAGAGGAAATAAATCAAATGCTTGGTATTCAAAAGTTACTATTGGAGGTAAAAAAATATCAAATTCAAATACATCAACAGATGTAACTGACAATAACCAAACAACAACTACTACAGTTATAGATTTAGAAAGTGCTAGAAAAGAAGCAAAGAAAAAATTAAACGATAGAGAAAGAAGTGCATCTTTGGATGGATATGGAGATACCACTTGTATTACTGGATATGGTGTGACTGTTACAGACTCATCAACAGGATTAAAAGGACTATTTTATATAGATACAGACTCTCATACTTGGGAAAATGGAGAATATAAAATAGCGCTTAATCTTAATTATAAAAACTTAATGAACGAAGTTGAAGCAGGAGAAGATGAAGAAAAACAAGAAACAACATACAATGATAATAATTACAATGATGGAGAAAAAATATTAAACGGCAAGAAAGTAAAAGCCATTTTTACTGCATATTGGCCAGGACCTGGAATAGAAGGTGGAATATATCAAAGCATGGGTGGAAAATTAGACCCTAGCAAACGTACATGCGCTGCACCTAAGAGTATTCCGTTCAGAACAAAGATACAACCAAGTGGTACGGGAAGTTTTATAGATGGTAAAACTTATACTGTAACCGACAGAGGTGGAAAAATCGTAGTTAAAAATGGTGTATATCACATAGATATATTAATGAGAACTGACAAAGAATGTAGAGCCTTCGGCATTAAACATGGATATATCATAATAGGAGATGGAACTGGATACAAAGAAGTCCCAGCTACTTCAAATTTACCTTTAAATAAAAAACAGGAAAAATTAATCTCTGTTGCAAAAGCTAAACTTGGAACACCTTATGTATGGGGTGCTTCAATAAATTCTACGACATCATTTGACTGTTCATCATTTACTCGCTATGTGTATAAAACAGCATTAGGAATAACATTGCAAAGAACTTCTAATGTACAAGGCGAACAAGGTAAAAAGATAACAAGCACATCACAATTACAAGCTGGAGATTTAATTTACTTTAATACTTATTCAACAGATAGAGCAAATGGAATAACTCATGTTGGTATGTATATAGGAAATGGGCAAATGATACATGCTTCATATAGTTATAAGAAAGTCATGATAGTTAATTTGAAATCATACTTATCTTACAGAGGAACAAAATTTATATGGGCAAGAAGACATATATAAGGTGGTGATCTAATGGAAAAAAATCCTTACAATGAATTTCTATCTATAATTAAAGAAACTTCTAAAAGTAATATAACAGAAAATAAATTATTGAATATAGGAATTGTTGTATCACCTCTTCCAAATTTAATAATTAAAACATCTGAAATAGAATTAGATAAAGATAATCTCATGATAGATAAATGGCTCTTAGATAGACATAAGGAAACACAAACATATACAAAAGGAGAACATACTCATAGTGGTGGAGGCCATGCAACAGGAGAAGGTGGAGGAGATGGAACGCATACTCATACAGGAGGAGAACACTCTCATAAATCTAAAGATTATGTAAACAAGCTGAATATTGGTGATAAAGTTGTAATGCTTAGAGAAGATGATATTTTTTATATTATATCAAAGGTGGTGAGTATAGATGGATGAAGAATACAATGATAGTTTTTATCCCTTTATTGACTACATTACTGAAAGTGTATCAGACATAGAATTAGAAGAAGATGACACATTGCCTTTGTATAGAGAAATAGCATGGGATTTCAAGAATGAACATCCTCTTATTATTAACAATGAATTTAAGATAGTAGAGGAAAATGAAGCTATATGTGTATGGATATGGCATGCTATAAAAACATTTAGATATTATTATTCAATTTATTCGTGGGACTATGGATGCGAAATAGATATATTACTAGGGCAAAATTATACTCCTGAACTTACTAAAATGGAGGTTACTAGATATATAGAAGAAGCATTATTGATAAATCCTTATATATTAGAAATAAATAAACTTGAAGTAGATTTTGATGGAGATACATTACAAGTAGATATGAGAGCAATAACAATTTATGAAGAATTGGAGGTGAATTTTGTTGTTTAGCGAGCAAACATATGAAGCCTTAATTGAAAGAATTTTGGAAAATACAAGTGCTAATAATTTAGATACTAGAGAAGGTTCAGTATCATTTAACCTATTAGCACCATTGGCAGAAGAATTAGCAAAGGCCTATATATCCATGGGTGACATACTTAATTTAGCATTTATAGAAGATACCTTCGATGATTATTTAGACAAAAGGGTTAATGAATTTGGAGTATACAGAAAAGATGGAGAAAAGGCAACTGGTGCCATAAAGGTAACAGGATTAGATGATACATTTATAGGCAACAGTACAATAATTACATCTAATGGATTAGAATATATAGTATTAAACGATATACTTTTACCAAATGAAGATACTCTATACGTAGAAGCGACAGAAATAGGATATAAATATAATTTACCAGCTGGGTCCACTTTTGGATTAGTAGAACCTATCGCTGGAGTTACTTCATTAATAAATGAAAGTGCATTTAAAAATGGTGTAGATGCTGAAACAGATGAAGAACTTAAGGAAAGGTTTAAATATATAATTCAAAATCCAAGGACATCAGGAAATGTTAATGATTATAAAGCGTGGGCATTAGAGTGTGATGGAGTAGGAAGAGTGAAAGTATATCCTCTTTGGAATGGCAATGGAACAGTAAAAGTGCTTATTATAGGTAATGACAATCTTCCATGCAGTGAAGAAACTGTAAATACAGTTATATCATATATAGAAGAAAAAAGACCAATAGGAGCAACTGTAACAGTTGATACTCCGCAGTTATTAAAATTAACATTTGATATTAAAATAAAACTAGATAGTGCTTATTCATTAGATGATACAAAGGAACAAATATCAACAGTCTTATCAGATTATGTAAATAATTTAGAAGATGAAGATATTATATACTATAAAGCATTATCAGTAGTTGGTGATTTGGGAGCTGTAGATGATATAGTAGCATATACAATAAATAATAAACAAGAAAATATACCTGTTGGAGATTATTTTATCCCTGTTATAGATGCAATTACAATTTCGGTGAGCGAGGTGGTTTAGTTGGATTTAATCGATAAACTACCTTATTTTTATGACAATGGATATACTAGGCCTATTATAGAAGCTGAACAAAAAGAAAGAGATATATTAGTTGAAGAAATAGAAGATGTATTAAGACAAATGTATGTTTTAACTGCAACTTGGGGATTAGATTATTGGGAAAATATGCTATATTTACCACGAGGCATAGGAAAAACATATGAAGAAAGAAGAAGTATAATTTTAACTAAAATGAGGGGTAGCAAAACAACTACTATTGAAGTAGTAAAGCAACTTGCATACTCCTTTTTTGATGTTGAAAATGTAACAGTTGAAGAAGATAATGCACATTACATTTTTAATATCACTTTAGAAAATGCAAAATTTAAAAGTAGTAATTTTTCAGACCTTATTAATGCAATTGAACTATATAAACCAGCTCACCTTAATTACTCATTTACTTTTGCTTCAAAGGGAACTGTAGTAATTAATAGTAGTCAGAGAATAGCATTATCTAAGTTGCCAGAGTGCAATACATTTAGAGTAGGTACTTGGTGGAAATCTTATTCAGACGGATATGGCAATATAGGAAAAGTAATACAAGCAAGAACTTATGATGGATATAGCAATTTACCTATTTGTGGATTATATAAAAATATAATAAAAATGTCAAAAGAGGAATTTGAATTAATACATAATCCAAGTAAAAATAATATTGTTGATTATGCTTTTGTTGATTATGCTGTCGTAGGGGATGAAAATACAAGCAATATTGTTGATTATGCTTTTGTTGATTATGCTATTGTAACAGAAACAGAAAGTATAAGTTCTAAAATAGGCGAATTAAAGATAGGATATAGCAAAATTTTATAACTGAAAGAAGGTGAATATATGGCATATAAAAAGAAAGTATGGAAAACCGGCGATATTATGAAACAAGAAGATATTAATAATATTGAAAATGGGATATATGAAGCGCATCAAGAATTGAAGAATCTGCATAATTATGATGACACAGAAATAAAAAATATAATAGGATCTGGAACGTTATCTACATTAGCAAAAGATTTAAAAGGTGCAATAAATGAGGTTTTTCAAAATGCCAGTAATGGAAAAGATTTAATTGCTCAAGCTATTACTGGCAAAGGGGTAGCAACAAGTAATACAGATACGTTTCAAACAATGGCTACTAATATAGGCTTGATAAGTGGAAAGGTTACTGGGAAAATATTAACACTTGATAATAAAAAATATACATTATCTGAGGATGATAACGGGAATATAACTGCTACAATAATCAAATTTAGTATAACTAATAAATTAACTAATGTAAGTAATAGTAACTCTGCAATACAAATAGATTATGGGAATAGTTACTCTGCTACTATAACTGCCAATAGTGGGTATGGAATAACTTCAATAAGCATAACTATGGGAGGAGTAGATATAACTTCTACTACTTTTAATAATAATGAAATAAATATATCTAAAGTTACTGGAGATTTAATTATATCTATAAGTGCTACCGAAACATTAACTATAAGTAATATAGCAAACATAACACAACCTGCACAAACAGAATTCTATATCGAATATAGTACAAATATAGCTGTAGTAAAACATGAAGTATCATGGGATGGTGGAAATACGTTCTACGATAAAACAAGTGATGTTGTAGTAAATGGAACAAATTACAAATTCAAGCATGACAACCAAGGTAGTGCTGGAACATATAGTATGGCTATAAGAGTAACAACTGCAAGTGGAACTACTAAGACAAGTAATGTATTTATTGTCACTTTAGCGGATAATAGTCAATTAACTTTCACTCAGTATAAAAAACTTGATAATGGGGTAATTACAGATACTACCGATGGAAAATACTATAGCACAGTTGATAAAATAGCAGTAACTCCATCCGGAAAATATACACTTGATTTAAATCCTATAAGTTATGTTTGTGTATGTTTCTATAATAGTAGTGATACTTATCTAGGCAATGACTCAGGAGGATATATAGAAAATAATACATCAGACTGGTCAGTTGGGTCTTTATCAACAACAATTAATGTGCCAGCTGGTGCTTCATATATTAGAATATGTGGTACAAGTGGCGGTACACAAGTAACTGGAACATTGACTAAATCATCTTCTAGTACAAGTGCTTTGCTAGATAGCGATGGAGCTTACGTTATAGACGACTTTTCAAGTAACGCAATAGATTCAAATAAATGGGGATATGAATTAGGATATGTAAGAAATAATGAAACTCAAAGATATACAAATACAAACGCTGAAGTCAACGATGGTGTATTAGCTTTAAGGGGTTTAAAAGATAGTAGTGGGAATTGGACTTCATCTTCTATTATATCAAAAGGTCATTTTGCATTTATGTATGGGAAAATAGAGGCACGTGTTAAATTATGCAACTTAAATGGAGCATTTGGAGCATTTTGGACTTTAGGAGATAGTTTTGAATTTGGATATAAAGAAAATGGTAGCCCGGATACTTTGGGCGAATGGTGGGCGTATTGTGGAGAATTTGATATAGTTGAATTTTATAATAAAAAATTAACTTGCGGAACATTCTTCAATCAAAAGGAAGAAAGTGGTCGTGTATGGTATGATAATTATACAACTGGTGATTGGCATATATTTGCAATGGAATGGAAAACGGATGGTACATTAATTTTCTCTATTGATGGAAATGAATTATCAAGAACAAGTGCTACTGATAATAGAGCCTTCCATATACCACACTTTATTTTACTTAACCAAGCGATAGGAGCTAGTGGTGGTACTCCTGATAGTAGTACAACTGAAATAACTCAATATGTTGATTGGGTTAAATATTATCCTTTAAGTACAGAAAATGTAGTACTTAATAGTAGTGATTTCACAATTCAAGCAACAGATTTTAATGAAAATAATTGTGTAGTTAGAGCAACGTTTAATGACAACTGTATCAACAAAGCTTTAAGCTGGGAATCAAATAATGAAAGTGTTATTACTGTTCATAGTGGATTTTGTGTTGCAGCTAGTTCAAGTGGTTCAGCTACTATCACAGCAACTTCTAAGAGCGGTGTTTCAAAGAGTATAACATTAAATGTCAGCAATAACGCTATATCACATTAGGAGGTGATAAACTTGAGAACTCTTACAGATAAGGCGCTTAATAAATTAGCAAATTATTATATTAGCAAACTAAAAAATGTTAAATATACACTTGATGGAGAAGAAAAAGAAATAGATTTTTTTTCTAAAAAAGTAATAGGAAATACTGCTTGTGCTTATGTATTCTTTGATGAGAATTACAAAGGAAAAATTACAAATATAAGAGTAATAGATAAAGATGGGGATATAGTAGCACAAGACAAGAAAGTCTATGAAAGAACTACTGATAAGGCATTGTATATAGCATTTAAGCATGAATTTACGGAGGTGTAAAAAAATGAGTATATATACAAAGAATGAATGGATAGACCATATAGAAGATGTTGATACAGGAGAAGTATTACAAGTTGGTACTTTGTATTGTGCTAGACTTATGAATCATATGGAAGATGGCATAGAATCAGCACATAGTGAAATGATTGTGATGGAGACAGCTGTAAAAAATATGCAAACAAAAGTAAAAGTATTAGAAGACAATCTTATAAATAATATGCCACATAACAATTTCTTAGAAGACTTAACTTCATTAGATGATATTAATATTGTTGATGGGATTTATAGTCCAATTTTAGGCAAGGTTTATTATTAGAAAGGAAGTGATTGAATGGCAGTAGGTGATATAGTAACTATAGGAGCATTACAAGGAACTGATAAATACGGAAATAGCAAAAAATTACAACAAGTTCCAAGTCAAAGTGCGCCCAATTTTCAGGATTATGCATTATACACATTTGTTGATAATACAGATAGTAAATATGGTTTTAAATGGATAGAAAGTAAAATTGATGGTAAAACAGTATATATATCTCAAACTTTTGTACTTAAAGATGTATCTTATAATGAAGTAATCGAAAGAGCTAATATAAATAAAACTTTAAATATAAATGGTTCATTATATAATTTAAGGCTATTATCAAAGGATGAATTCCAAAATAAACTAAGCAGTACTGTATTAGACCAATTGGATTTTTCAATAACGTCTTCTAATCCTCTATATACATTAACATCTACAATATTAAATGGAACTAACGTTATCAATATTATATATAATAAAGATAATTATATTCCTTATATAAAAAGTTTATGGGATGAAAATGATTTTAGTCTGCATACCTCTTCAACTGCTAACGGATGTATACTTGCATTGGAATTATTAAATAATCCACCTACTATAAGTGGAGAAGATGAAAATTTAGGAAACAAAACAAGTTCATTTAGTATAACTTATTATATATCAGATGAAGATAATGACCAAGAATTAACAGTAAAAGAAAAATTAAATGGAAGCATCATAAGAACATTAAAAAATCCAACTCAAAATTCAACTTTAACATTTACAATAACAGATGAATTATTTGTTTCTCTTAGCATGAATACTACCAATACCATAGAAATAGAAGTTACCGACGGAAGTGCTACTACATATAGAAGATATACATTTGTAAAGACTAATTCAGCACCATTTATAACTTATACAGGGCAAGCAGACTTAGGAGAGTTAACAACTAAACCTAGTATTACTTATTCAGTTAAAGATAATGAAGGAGATGCAATAACTGTAACTGAAAAATTGAATGGTGAAGTAATAAACCAATTTAGTGCAACTTCAAATACAAACTATACAGTAGGAATAACTGATACGTTCTGGCTTACTTGTGGGTCTAATACAAATACAGTAGAAATAATAGCAAGTGATGCTCTTGGTGGAAGTAGTTCAAAGACTATTACATTTTCCAGAAAAATAACAAAACTACAAATAGTTATGAAAAATGCAATAGAAACAGATGCAAAAGCAACAAAGATATTAGTATCCCCTCAATGGACCACAACTGGAGGAGTTGGAAAAGTAGAAGTATGTAACAATGGATTTGACTCTAATCCTACATGGGAAGATGCAACTACTATGGTAGTACTTAATAGACCTCATTTATTTACAAATTCAAGTAAAACTGCTTCCAAATGGGGAATTAAAATAAGAATAACAGTTACAAAGAATCAAGGATATGATGGAGAAGTTGCAATATTTGGATTTGGAGGAGCATATGAGTAAAAGAGTCTACTATTTTTTAGTAGACTCTAATAATAAAGATATAGCTCTATCTAATAATTTAGACATTGGTACTCCAGTATCTTTTGAGTATTGTTTTAGTTCTTCATAGAGTTTTTTATCTATAGCTGAACCAATAGGGGTTCTATTTTTTAATTCTTTATTTGCCATTACTATCACCTCAAATATATTATAAAATAAAACTAAAGTCATTGCAAGTCATATGACTTTATGATATAATATAAGTAAAGGAGGTGATAATAATGAAAGCATTAAATATAAAGGTATATCCAACTAGGGAACAAGAAATATTATTTTATAAATATATAGGGAGCCAAAGATATGTTTACAATTGGGCATTAGCTAAAAACAATGAACTTTATAAAAAAGAAAAGAAAAAATATTCTACTGCTGAATTAGGTAAAATGTTAACTAAACATAAAGACGAGGTAGAATGGTTAAAAGAAATATCTAATGCAACATTAAAAGAAAGTATTAGATGTTTAGACAAAGCATATATAAATTTTTATAAAGGACAAGCTAAATTACCTAAATTTAAAAGTAAAAAGAAGTCTAAAAATTCTTTTTATAGCCGATACGATAGAATTAAATTCTATGAAAATAATATAGTAAAGTTAGAAAAAATAGGCAAAGTTAAATGCAAGTCAAGTTATAATATGGATTTAACTAAAATATCTAAATTCATTAATCCTCATATATCTCATAACGGAAGATGTTGGATATTAACTTTAGGAATAGAAATAGAAAATAGACCTCATAAAACTACAGATGAAGTTATAGGAATAGATTTAGGAGTTAAAGAATTAGCAGTTTGTAGTAATGGAATGGTATTTAAGAATATTAATAAAACAAACCAAATTAAAAAACTTGAAAAAAGACTAAAACATTTGCAAAGAAAAGTGAGTAAGAAATATGAATCTAATAAGAAAGGAGGACGTTACTTAAAAACTAATAATATTAAAGACCTAGAAAAAAGAATAAATAAACTTCATCGTAAACTAAAGAATATAAGACTTGATTATACTCATAAATGTACTTCTACAATAGTGAAAACCAAACCTTGTAGAATAGTTATGGAAGACTTAAATATAAAAGGAATGATAAAAAACAAACATTTATCAAAGGCTATACAACAACAAAATTTATATAAATTTATAAAACAACTAGAATATAAATGTGAATGGAATAATATAGATTTTGTTCAAGTAAATAGATTTTATCCATCAAGCAAAATGTGTAGTAACTGTGGCAATATTAAAAAAGATTTAAAACTATCAGATAGAATTTATAAATGTGAATGTGGTTTAACTATTGATAGAGATTTTAATGCAAGTCTTAATCTTGCAAATTACGGGAAATCACTTTAAAGATAACTCGTGATATGTAGTGGCTCGTTGACCACGAATTTATGCTCTTGGACTGCTATATAAACTAGAGTAGCTTAGGCAAAATAGGGTGGGATGAATAGAGAAATAGATTATAATCTTTAGTAATGGTTGTTTTAATGTTTAATAAAGTTTATAGATTTTAAGTAACGGTGCGTATGAATGATGAAAATATTTCATGAAAAATCATTGATAGAAATAAATAAGGAAAAAGAAGAAAATGGAAAACTAAAAAAGGAAGTTGAAGAATTAAAATCAGAATTAGAACTAACTCAAACTGCATTGAATGATTTATTATTTGGAGAAGAAGGAGGTGAATAAGAATGGCTGGATATTTAGCATTACAAATAATGAAAGGTAACCTTAGTTATGCAAAGGTTATGAGTAAGTTTAGTAAATATAAAGAACAAATAGACATTATATTAGTAGCAGAAGGCAGAGAAGATTTAATAGAAAATTAATCTTCTCTTTTTTATTATCATTTAAGAGGATCTTCATAGGTCCTCTTTTTATAAGGAGGGATAAAATGTCTTATAATAAAAAAGTATGGAAAAGCGGAGACAGAATTACAAAAGAAGCGTTAAACAATATGGAAAATGGTATAGAGGCAGCACATCAAAATTCAGGTGGAAGTGGTACATCCTATGATGATACCGAAATAAAAACTGATATAAATACTATTAAAACTGATTTAGGTACTGAGGAATTAACTACAACTGCTAAAGATGTTAAAGGTGCAGTTAATGAAGTTGCTGCACAATATAAAGATATTGCGAACGAAATAAAAAATTTAAATTATAATTATGATTTATCATTTACGGAAGTTCCCACTCAACCATCATACAATGATGAATATTTATCATGGACAAGTGAAGATTTCTTTGCTAAATTTTATGATGGATTTGTAGAAAACAGTAATGATAACTATAAGGTTATAAAAACTTTATTAGGAAAAGATACATCAAATACTTATAATATATATAAATATGTATTCGAACCTAAACATTATGAACAAACAATAATATTAACAAGTGGGATGCATGGATATGAAGAAACGGCTCCTATTGCAGTAGCAAGATTAATGCATCATGTCGTAAATAACAATCAAAATATGGATATATATAAATATTTAAAAAATAAAGTTAGAATTGTAGTTATACCTCTTGTTAATCCTTGGGGATTTAATCAAAATCCTAGAAAATATGGAACAGTAACTGGAGTAAACCCTTCTCGAAATTTTGATTATAACTGGGATAGTTATGCATCAAGTGGTAGTGAGTGGGATTTAAAAGGCTCAAGTGCATTTTCTGAAAAAGAAACTCAATACATGAGAGATACTTATTTATTATACAAGGATGATATTAGTTTTACACTTGATTGTCATACTGGTAGAGGATGGACTAAAGATGTATTTGTATACTATGTGGAAAGTGACAATATTTTAAAACCTAAATTAATAGAAGCTGCAGCATGGCTAAATAATAGGATAAAAAATAAATATAATAAAACTACAGACAACGAAATAATGCAAACAGATAGAGCATTAAATTTATTATGGTTAAACAAAATACAAAACATTCCGTCTGGTACTGTTGAATTTTCACCCACTTTATACAGTTCTAAGGAAAATGATAGTGTAAATGTAACGGAGTATCTTACAAATTTAACTAATTATATAGCATCTGGACTACAGATAAAAAACTCAAATAATACAAATACAATTGACACTTCAAAGTTTGCGACCAAAGAAGATTTAAATAATGTAAATACTGAAATTAACACTATTAATTCTAATATACCTTTTTCATTTGTTCAAATAACCAAAGACGCTTATAATTCTTTAGCTAAAAAAGTAATAAATAGGGTTTATTTAGTTGAAGGTTATGGAGTGTATTTAGGAACAACTTGTATAATAAGTACGGATAATCAACAAGGTGGCGGAGAAATAGTCACTCCTGACAAAACTAGATTATTAGCAAGTGTAAATTTAGCCAATGGAAATGTAACAGATAAAAGTGGTAACAATAATAATGCAGTTTTAAGTGGCACATATACAACTGATTCAGAGGGAATAATATTTGATGGTAAGGACGGTGTAATAGATACTGGTTTAAAATTATTACAAGGTGATGATGAATTTTCAGTTATCTATACATTTATGCCTTCAAATATATCAGATGGTGTTTCCCGATATGTAATATCACAAGGAAATGGTTCAGAAGTAGGTTCATTATTACATCAATTTAGTTCAAATATGAACGGTCTTAAGATTATTAAGAATGATTCACCATTAACTTTTTACTTTGATTTCGGAGATTCTGACATTAGAACTAATAGTGATTATATCACTTTAGCTGTAAATACTAAATATACGTGTTGTATTACTTATAAAAATAATATATTAAGTTATTATGTAAATGGGGCACTTAGGGCAACTTATAACGGACAGATACAATTTGCAAATGCTAATTTTCTCTTAGGCAATAGAAGTGATAAAATAAGAGGATTCAATGGTAAATTATATAGTTATAAAATATATAATTCGTGCTTAACAAGTGAATATATAAATAAAATTTACAATGAAGAATAGGAAATATCTAAAATTTTATAGTTAAAAAGATATTTTTAATTAGTTTACAATTTAAAAATATTACAAACTACACAATATGAATCAATTGCGTAAGATATATGTTTATAAAAAAGAAGTCATGTTAATACTTTCTAATAAAAAGGAGTGTTGGCATGGCTTTATTATATATAGCATTAGTATTATGTTTAATAGGCATATTAATAGGTATTCTGTCTATAATAGGGATAATTGTACTTTATAAATCAATATAGAAAGTTAAAGGACTTAATTAATTTTAGGTCCTTTTTTAATACAAAAAAAGGGGTGATATTATGGATTTTCATTGCTGGAATGAACAAGGATGTACAGTAGAATTAGATGAAAGGGAGAAACAAGCATATATAGATTATGTTCAAAAGAAAAATCCAGGGCAACAAATTAAAAGTTTAATTGTAAAATTGGATGGAGATTATGTTGATTTGAAATATGAAGTAGTTCCAATTCCATTCCAAAGAATTCGCAGAATTACAGGCTATCTTTCAGAAGTGAAACAATTTAATGATGCCAAACAAGATGAATTAAAGGATAGAGTTAAACATAGTTAAGAATAGAGGTGTTGTCTATGAATACAGAAATAATTGTTGCAATATTAGCATTAGTAGGAACCTTAGCTGGTTCGTATTTTTCTAATAATAAAAATACAGCGGTAATTAATGAGAAAATAAAAGATTTAAAAGAAGATATACAAATTTTATCAAACAGGGTAGATCGTCATAATAATCTTATAAGCAGAATGAGTGTTGCAGAAGAAAAAATAAAGGAATTAGAAAATAAAGGAGAGAGATAAATGTTAGATTTAAGTGTTGTAAGTAACTATTTAGTAGTTGCAGTAATATTAGTATGTTGTTGTATTGGATATGTAATAAAAACAAGTTTAGATTTTATACCTAATAAATATATACCATTAATCATGGCCTGCATAGGAGTGGTTTTAAACTACTTTATAGCAGGCTATTTTAATGTAAATGTATTACTAGGAGGAATGTTGAGCGGTTTAAGTTCTGTAGGACTTCATCAAGCTTTTAAAAATTTAATTGAAAACAAAGAAGGTGATAAATAATATCATTCCTCTATATTATGGAAATTATAGTAATAAAGGGGTGATATTGTGAAAATTTGTAAAGTTGATGGATGTAATGATAAGACTCATGGAAAAGGATATTGCAATAAACATTACAGACAATTTAAGAGATATGGTAAAGTGAGAAGAACTTTGAAAGACCCTAATGAGATTATTTTGTATGATAACTATGCCGAAATAATTCTTTATGATATAAACAGCAATGAAAAAGCTAAAACTTTAATAGATTTGGATGATATGCATAAAGTTAAAAAATATAAATGGTGTTTAGATGCTTACGGCTATGTCAGAGGAGGAAAAGAAAAGAAAATACAATTACATAGATTTATTATGAACTGTCCTAATGACATGGTGGTTGACCATGTAAATTTAAACCCTCTAGATAACAGAAAAATGAATTTAAGAATATGCACAAAACAACAAAATGAAATGAATAGACCTCTTAGAAATAATAACACTAGTGGAATAACCGGAGTTTCATTACACAAGCAAACTAATAAATGGAGAGCTTATATTCAATATAATCAAAAATTTATTCACTTAGGATTATTTGACACAAAAGAAGAAGCAATTAAAGCAAGGGAACAAGCTGAAATTAAATATTTTGGTGAATATAGATATAAAGAATTAGATAACTAATAAATAATTATCTAATTTAAATATAAAAAGGAGTGGTATTTTTATGACAGTATCAAAACCAAAAATGGTGTGCAAAACACCATCATATCTTAGCAAATATATAGCAGGAGGTACTAGACGTAGAACGACTAAAATTGCTTTTCATTACACAGGCGCACATGATGTAAAAGGAATTAATACGATTAATAATTGGTTTAACAGTATCAATAGAGGGGAACAAGGTAATAGATATGCAAGTTCACATTTTGTAATGGACTTAGATGGAACTATATATACATATATACCTATGAAAAGAATAGCATGGACCACTAATGCAGCAAATTATTATAGTATAGGAATTGAATGTGCAACAACTGGGAACGATGACCATTATACAGATGAAGAGTATGTAAGTATGGTTAAATTAGGAGCATGGCTTGCACAATATTATGGATTAGATCCAAGAGAAGATTTTATAAGACATTATGATGTAACTAGAAAAATATGCCCTAGATACTTTGTAAATCATTCTGATAAATGGAAGCAATTTAAATTGGATTGTTATAATTACTTACATGGCAAGTTAAAAGAAAAAGATATAAGAAACTGCACTAATGGTAAGGGTAATAGTAAAATAGCAACAAAATCTAAGAAAGAACAAACTAAGGCAACAAAATTTGAAATAATAACACTTGATAAACTTAATATAAGAAAAGTAGCAGATTGGGATGCAGATCCAGTTACAACAGTTAAGAAGGGGCAACATCTACAAGTAATAGATACAGTAGATGCTAAAAATGGAAATACTCCTATGTATCGCTTAGAATCAGGTTTATACATAACTGCATCTGATAAATATGTAAAGAAAGTATAATAAAAAGGCTGGTAGGGATTAATTTCCTTACCAGCTTTATTTATTATTTATCTAATTTGTACCACATACCAGGTATACATCCATCATATATTTCAGATGTATTATTTGTTGGTACATGGTATATTTTAACTCCTGTTATCTCTATTCTTTCTGTACTTTTTTCTTTTAGGTACAATGTTATTTTTCTAGTTTCTCCAGCTGATATATTTTGCTCAACACCATTCCATGGTATACAAGTATTGTTTTTATCATACTCTTTAAAATCTATTTCTAAATAATTTATATCATTTCCTGTATTATTAGTCCATGTAAATTCAAAACTTGGAGAAATTTCATCATCTAGATAAGTTTTTTCTATACTATCAAGTTGTTTAGCTATATATTTTTCAGCTTCTACTTCATTTCCACTATAATTTTCAGGTATTTTTAAATTTACACCATCTTGATAATATTTAGCTTCTTCTTCTATTTTCCAGTCGTGGTTATTTAAAAAATTAATCTCATCCTCTGTTAATAACTTTCTATATGCTTCTGTTAATTCATTTCCTTCTAATCCTTTTAAAGTGGCAATTCTATCTTTTTCAGTCATATGTTTTTCTTCTTTTATAGAGCTTTCAGCTTTATTCTTATTTATATTATCACTACAACCTACCATACTTACTGCTAATATACATGATGTTAAAATGCTTATTAATTTTTTATTCATAAATAACATCCCCCTTAATAATTTATATTTTAGAATTCTATTTTGCTTCTATTAACTCCGTTAGCATTAATTCCAAATTCCCATCATCTTCATCAAAACCCCATACTTCTAAATACTCCGCATTACTGTCTTTATGTCGCCATATACATTCTAAGTAAAAAATAACATCCCCTATATATATTTTGCAGCATTCTACTTTTTCTTCAAAGGTTTCGCAATCATATAGGTCGTATATTTTTCCTCCCCAACTGTTAATCATATTTGCGGCAGCCACTAATGTTGTTTCATTAGCCATTAAATAATTGAATATATTTTTTCTTTGCGTTTCTTTATCCATTTATTTCACCTCTAACTTGTTTATTTATTTTTTATTATTCTATTTTTAATACTGACTTAAGTTAATTGCTGCATTTAAGTCCCTATCCATTGTATGTCCACATTCAGGACAAGTGAACGTTCTATCTTTAAGTTTAAGTCTATCTTTGCCTGTTCTTGTATGTCCACACTTACTACAAGTTTGCGAACTAGGATACCATCTATCAGCCATTACTAATTCTATGCCGTATTCTTGTGTTTTATATTGTAATTGTCTTTGGATTTCAAAAAATCCTTGTTTGCCTATCGCATCTGATAAATGCTTGTTTTTCATCATTCCTTTTACATTTAAGTCTTCTATTACTATCTTTTGAGGTTTCTTTTCTACTAATTGATGTGTCATTGTATGTCTATAATTATTTCTAATATCTCTTATTCTATGTTGTAGTTTTAAGATTTGTTTTTCTAATTTGATTATGTTATTAGTTTTATGATATACTTTTCCGTCTTTATTCATATCATATTTTTTACTTACTTGTCTTTGCAATCTTTTTAATCTCTTCTCTAATTTCTTCATCTCAGCAGTTTTGTTAATATTCTTATATACTGTACCATCACTTACTATCGCTAAATCCTTAACTCCTAGGTCTACACCTAATACAGTTGGATTTAATTCAGGTTTATAATCTTCTTGTTCTACTCCTACTGATATGTACCAATGCAATCCATCATATGTCACTCTTGGATTAGAATATTTTTTTACAATAGGTATATAGTTTTTTCTACTTAACTTTACTATACCTATTTTAGGAAGTTTGACTGTATTTTCATTTATTTTTACTGCTTGATAGTTTGGAGCAAATGCTGGAGTTGTTTTATTTTTACTCTTAAATCTTGGATAACCAACTTCAGGTCTTTTGAAAAAGTTCTTAAATGCATTACAACCATCCATATACGCAGTTTCTAATGCTTTACTATCACATTCTTTTAACCATTCATTACCTTCTTGATGTTTATAAGAAGTGAAATATTTACTAAGTCCTTTTCCAGGTATGAACTTTTCTTTCTTAGGTATATTTTCATCTTCATATCTACTCTTTTGAAATGCTAAGCACCAATTATATACATGTCTTGCACATCCTGCTTGAAAAAACATTTGTTGTTCTTGTTGTTTATTAGGTTCTAATCTAACTTTGTATGATTTAATCATTTCTTTTTCCTCCTATGTTTTTATATTACATATTACATTTACACAAAATTCATTAAAGAATAAAAAAGAGGTGTATAATATAGTTCCAATACTTGTTATATTGTATATTACATTTGTACCCAAACTGTGGTCTTTTTATGCTCTTAAGTATAGTTGTTTCAATACTTGCTATATTGTATATTACATTTGTACTATTTTTTCAAAATAATTTTCTATAAGTTCTTCTAAGGGTTTCAATACTTGCTATATTGTATATTACATTTGTACGCAATTCGAAGTCGTATATATTTCTTTTCAATTAACGTTTCAATACTTGCTATATTGTATATTACATTTGTACCCTAATAGAATAGGAGGCTATTATATGAGTAATGAGTTTCAATACTTGCTATATTGTATATTGCATTTGTACTAGACAAGTACTAGAGGCAATAATTAAACTTAGAGAGTTTCAATACTTGCTATATTGTATATTGCATTTGTACTCGTGCAACTTGCAATGCAGTAATACCAATAGATATAAGTGCCGAATAATAATTGTACTAGTTGATATACAAGTACTTTTTATTAAGTTTTCAAGGTATCAACATATGTCTGTACTAGTTGGTATTACTACAATATAAGTTACTAGCATTGAAAAATATAATAAATTTCTAATAACAAGATTGTATTAGCACAAGTGCAATATACAATATAACAAGTTTCCCTATTCAACGTATCCTCTTTTGCATAAGCTACTCGAGTTGGTATGATACTCCAAGGGCGTAAATTCGGGTTTGAACATCCCTACATACCGAAATAATCTTTTAAGTGATTATCTTTCGGTTTTTATTCTCTTGTTACTATTATAATAACATTATTGCTATCATAATGCAAGCACTTTTATTTATTTTTATTGAAATATTTTTAAAATGCTATCACTATGCTATAATAGAAATAAAAAGGAGTGATTTTATGGCTTTAAAAGAAAACATGACTAGAATAACAGTTAATATTGATAAAGATAAATATGAAAAAGTAAAAGAAATGGCAATGAAAGAGGGAAGAGCAGTAAGTAATTACATAAATTTTTTAATAGATAAAGAAATAAAAAAGAACCAAGAGAAGTAATTTCCCTTGGCTCTTTTATTATTAACAACTATAATATTTATTTTCTATATTATTGTATCTCTTTAGAAGAATATCATTTTCTCCCCAAAATCTTGCTTCTACTTGGTCAATATCAACTTTTTCTTTACAAATTTCTCTAAATAGATTAATTGCACTTACATAATCAGTCCAACCACTATATAGTTCTAAACCTTCATTATTTATCCAACTAACTTGAAAATTATTCATTTATTTGCCCTCCATATCTTTTAGAATTATGCTTACAAGTTCTTCCTTAGTAAAATCATCTCCTGGATAATATCCTCTTGCATCATAGAAGTATTCTTTTAACATTTCCATACTAGTCTTTTCTAACATTTCTTTCATTTTCATATCCCCCTTAATTTTTTATTTACTTATATATATGCAAGAGTTATATAAAAATTGCATAAATTTATATAAAAATTAAATAATTTTTTATTAATTTTATGTAACATTTATAGAAAAATTA